CTCAGGTTTCCCGTATACGTTAAACTCCTTTAGGTGTAGTCCTGGTAAAGCACGATACAGGCAACGCTCTGTTACTCGGGATAAAGCCCCGGATCTTTCTGTTCCGGATCTTAAATTCCGTCTTCCGACCTCGCCATTTCAACTATTGAACATGGTTGCTTTGCTTGGTCAGACTAACAAAGCGGTGCACCCCCAAAACCCTCGGCCTTGGCCGTAGGATCTTAACTTCGTTTTAGGAGTTACCATGACCATTTCGGTCAGTTCACCCGTTACGGGTACGGCACAAACCGGTCTCACGAGTCCCACCTATACGCTAACAGCCGACCAGGCTCCCGATGCTTCAAACGGGAAACAATGGGCGGTTACGGCGCTTGGAGGTACTCAGACTGGCGTGTCTACGCACTCCGTTAGCTCTCCTTTTACCATTACCGCTACCAGGCCTAAGACTTTCCGCGTTTTGGGAAAGCCCCATCCTGTTACTGGTTTGGTAAAGGATGTCCCGATGAATCAGTACACGGTTCTCACCCGTAAGGGTGTGCTTCCGCTTGCTGGCCAACCGTTTGCTATCGCCATGGTGAAGACAATCATCTCCATCCCGGCGGGTAGTGATACGGCTGACTCGGAAGACCTCCGCGCTATGCTTTCTGCTCACATCGGCTCGCTTTCCCAAGTTTCTTCGGGAATTGGCGACACCGTTGTGAACGCTATCCTTTAGACGATCGGATTATGTCAGAGTGTATGCTTTCCCCGATTGCTTATGCGGGGATTGGCACATGCCTGATATTCTTCGTTCATCTTTCGGATTCAATGCTTAGCGCATTGGTTGTACTTCTTCTGTTTCTCGTGACATTGGAGCTATTGCTATGCGTATTCGCGCTAGTGACCTTGCTTCACTACTTCAAGCAGATCTCGAAGCAGCTGGATGGAATGGAGCTAACCACTCCTACCCTGGGCAGACGCCAAGACAGTATGCCTTAATGTCTCTCTCCAAAAGTCTTACTAAGAAGTACCTTCCAGGTACTTCTGGTACTACTCCGGAGACTGATGCTAAAGCACTTTCACTTTTTACGAAAGTAAATAGTGACTGTCTAGCGTGGCGTCCTAAACATTCAGAAGCTCCTTCCTGGTTAAGGATAGCCCTTGGGGAAGCTAAAGCTTTCCTTTGGGATTTCTTTTACCCGGTTGGCCGTTCTCGCGAAAGTTGGAACGGTCAGGATTTTGTGTTATCCCTGCATGAAATCTGCAAGGGATTGGCACTTGGTCCTGGGAGTAGTATTGGCGCTCCGAGCGAGGATTGTTATTCCAAACTTGCTCTTAGCGACATGTCTACCTCGAGCTCTGCACTGTACGACCTTTATGTACAGGCGATCCGTCATATCCCAACGTGGGCTGATTGTGAATTTAATCGGTCACAGCGTTTGGGTGTGCGTATCTGCAGAAGTAGCCGCCTGTCTTTTGTTCCTAAGACTGCGGAAATAAGCAGAACTATATGTACCGAGCCCCTTTTGAATATGATGTTTCAGAAGGGTATCGCTTCAGTACTTGAGCGCAGGATGAGACAGGTTCTAGGAATAGACCTGGCTGATCAGCAATCAAAGAACCAGCGATTCGCTTGGGTCGGATCTGTGAATGGAGATTACGGTACTATCGATCTCTCTTCTGCTTCAGATTCGATGTCTTTAGCCCTAGTTCGAGAGTTCTTTCCACCTAGTGTTGTCTTGTGGTTAGAACGCACTCGTACGAAAAGTACCATCCTTCCAGATGGTACAGAGCTTGAGCTACATATGATTTCGTCTATGGGGAATGCTTTCACTTTCCCTTTACAGACGATTTTCTTTTCTGCATTAGTCTACGGCGCCTACAGAGCTCTTGATATTCCTATCAAGATCTCTCGAGGGCGTTCCTTCGGCAATTTCGCCGTTAACGGAGACGACATCATCGTCACAAAGGGGTCTTACGACCTTGTTTGTGAGATGCTGGCTTTCTCCGGTTTTAAGGTTAACGTAGACAAGTCCTTCAATGAAGGACTATTCCGCGAGTCGTGTGGCTCTGACTTTTATCAGGGCTACAACGTCCGAGGGGTTTACATTAAGAGCCTCAGAGACGCTAGCGACTGTTATTCAGCCATCAATCGTCTCAACAGATGGTCAGCTAGGCACAGCGTACCTCTTCCTCGCCTTGTGCAGTACCTCTCTAGTAAGGTCAGGTTCTTACCTGTTCCTTACGATGAGGGGGATGCTCAAGGCCTGAAAGTGCCACGTGCTTTGTCTAACCTTTGGAAAACTGAGAAGCATACCGGTGGTCTTATCTACCGGTGTATTTCCATTGCTCCTAGGTTAACTTCGGTTGAACCACCTGCTGGGAAAAGTCCTAAGTTGCGCGGTTGGTATGAAAACCCTTCCGGGCTTCTCATGGCTTTCTTGGCTGGTAGCATTAGGAACGGCTCGATCGGTCATCGAATTCTTGACCGAAAGATCCGAGTTAGGCGGAGGTTTAGTTCGCGTTGGGACTATATCTTCGCTGACCAGGACGAGAGTCCTGGCTTCGTCGAGAGATGGAAGTCTTTCGTCGGGATCAATCTTGGTAAGATATGATCCAAAAAAACCTCTTAGCTCTTTAGTTTAGAGCCCCCCGG